AAATCAGGCTCGATGATGATAACCAACCGAAACTAGACGACAATAACCTCCCGCAAAAGAAATACGAGAAAATAAGTGCTACATGGCTCATGTCTAATAACGTACTATTCAAAAAAGAAATACAAAAGATGGTTATTACCATGATTACCCAACACGACATAGACAAACGAAAAGAAACTGGAGAGAAGTCTACCCTACCAGATGATATGGGACTCGGTATGTTGAAACCCAAGAGAAGCACCAAGGCAACTAATGTAACAAAGCCTAAGAAGCGTAAATAAAATGGCAAGTGAGCGAGCTAAATTAGCAGCTAAAAAAGTAATGGAAAAAGCAGGAAAAGGAAAACCTGTAGTTTTAGGTCATATCTTACGGGAAGTTGGTTATGCAAAAGACACTGCTGATAACCCAAAACAAGTAACGTCTACTGATAGCTACCAAGACGAAATCACTCCTTTTGTAGAAAAGTTGAAAAAAGAACGCGACAGAATCGTTTTAGAGATGTCTATAAAAGACCTAGACTCAGTACAGTACCAACATTTAGTGTCTGCAACCGATACTTTGACTAAAAACATACAGCTATTAAGTGGCAAAGAAACAGAACGTGCGGGGGTAATTATCAATGTAGTAAATTATGGTGACAATTCCACACAAGTTTAAGCCACGTGATTATCAATTACCTTTCCTCAAAGCTATGGATAATGGCTACAAGCGAGCTATTCTCGTGTGGCACCGCCGTGGAGGTAAAGACAAAGAGTGCTTTAACTTTACTGTAAAGAAAGCCTTTGAACGTGTCGGAACCTATTTCTATTTCCTGCCAGAATTTTCACAAGCTAAGAAAGTTATCTGGGACAACATAGACAATGATGGTTTTAGAATGCTAGACCATATTCCTAAAGAAGCTATTGCGAGCATCAATGCAACAGAATTAAAGATTACTTTAATCAATGGAAGCATTATACAACTCATGGGAGCGGATGTATTTGATAAGAGTGGTGTTGGTACTAACCCGATTGGCGTAGTATTTTCTGAGTATTCGATTCAAAGACCGGAGATTTGGAACTTTGTACGTCCTATTCTGGCTGTTAACGGGGGCTGGGCAGTCTTTAACTTTACGCCCCGTGGTCAAAACCATGCGTTTCAGTTATTAGAAATGGCAAAAGAGAACCCTAATGATTGGTTTACTCAGGTTTTAACGATAGATGATACCGGAGTATTGACCACAGAAGACATCTCACGAGAGAGAAACGAAGGAATGAGCCAGGCTATGATTGACCAAGAGTTCTACTGCAAGTTTATAGAAAGTGCAACCAGTTTCTTTAAAGATATTGGTGAAGTCTGTACCATCCAAGATGAGGATTGTAACCCGATTCGTCTCTATCAGATGGGAGTAGACCTCGCTCGTAAGGTAGACTACACGGTAATTAGCGTTATAGACCTCAATACTTTTGAACAAGTATACCTAGAACGCTTTAATCAGATGGATTGGACACTACAAAAGGCACGTATTGAAGCTGTTTACTTACGCTATAACCGTCCTAAAGGCTTTATAGACGCTACCGGAGTCGGTGACCCTATCATGCACGACTTAGAAACACGTGGTGTACGATTAGAACCATACATTTTTACCGAGCAATCACGTAAAGACCTACTAACGAACCTCACGTTAAAGATGGAACAGCGCATGATTAAGTTACAAGACAATGATTTTCTCAAAAAAGAGTTAGAGTATTTTCAGTATGAGTTAGGCAATAACGGTAAACTAAAAATTAAAGTACCAGATGGATTACATGATGATACAGTAATGAGTACCGCATTAAGTGTTTGGGATTTACCATACAAGCCACTACGAGTGAATCAGTCAACCCAGCACTATCAAACCCAAGGAGTAGCACCTATGAATGTCGAGTGGGGGTTTTAGTTATCCCCTTGTATCTCTTGCATGTGGTATAATGTTCTGAAACAACTATGGAAAACTCTTTAATAATCGAAGCGTACAAGTACGATAAAGAAAGCAGTAAGACGTTTAAGGAACGCCGACTCAATCAATGGAATGAGAATTATTATCTATCACGTGATAAAGTCTTAACTAATCGACTTACACAGCGTCAGACAGTCAATATCCCTATTATTCGTGAGTCCTCACAGACTTGGATTAGTAAAGTAGATGAACAGCCAGACCTTTCCTTTGAAACTCGTGGACAGGGTGCAGATGATGAGGATAAAGAACTGATTGTAAACGAGATGTGGCAGTATACAAAGGATAATGAGAAGCTCGACCAGAAAGACAACCTTGATAAAAAGATTGTATCGCTACAAGGACGCTCTTTTAAGTTCCTTTATTGGAAAGATAACACGGTAAAGATTGATATTATCGACCCATACGACATTGATATTGACCCAAGAGTCAATCCTTTTGACATAGACACAGCTAGTTTTGTCAATCATAAGCATATTTACATCCCTTTACGGAACATTTTAGCTAATAAAAGCTATGATACTGCGGGCAAATATCAATTAAAGTCATACCTCGACACAAAACGAGGCATTTTAGCGAGTGCAAACACTAATGAGGAAGACCAGATGCGTAAACAACGGCTTGAAACTCTTGGAGTATCTAACTTTGATGAATATCGGGCCAGTGATGTGATGGTAGAACTCACTCGTTCATACAGAATGATGTGGAGTGATGCAGAAAAACGCTTTGTTCGTCACCTAATTGTGATTGCAATGGATGCCGTGGTGCTTTATTGCAAGCCGTTAGTAGAAGCGATTGGTATTGAACGTCTCCCAATGTCTACCTGGGCAAGTGACCCAGATATAAATGACTTCTGGAGTGATGGTATTGCTGATAACGTACGTACTGTGAACAAAGTGGTCAATATGTACTTTTCACAAGACCTTGAAAATCGTGCCTACCGGAACTTCGGTATGTATTTCTTTAATACCAAGGGTGGACAATTCAAACCTAATGCTTTTGAAGCTCGTCCGTTTGGTATGTATGGGGTAGATGGTAACCCTGATGAGATGATTAAGCAGATGAACATTCAACCACTAGCTGATACACAGGCAGCAATTCAATACCTGAAAGACATGATTCAATCGTCTATCGCTCAGACACCAACCGAACGTGGGGTACAGGAAAAAACTGGTACAACTCTTGGAGAAGTGCAACTCTCTCTCCAACAGTCTCAAGGACGCAATCAGGTAGTAGCAAAGCAATACCGCCAAGCCTGGAAAGATACAGGAATGATTTGGTATGACCTCCTCAATTCCAATGCACGTGGTATGTTCAAGCTATATAAGAAAGGTAACGATGGAAAAACCTATAGTAAAGATGTTTACCCTGCCGATTGGCAGAATCCAAAGGGATACGATGTACAAATTGAAATCAAGGCTGATAAAGAAGCTAATAATGACCTCGAATTCAAGAAATTGCAGTATGTGAAGTCCTCATACATCAACAATCCGGTAGCTCAACAGATTGCAAAGAAAAAAGAACTAGAGATTATAGGTTGGACACCAGAAGAAATTGACCAAGTAATGCAAGCTGAAGCACAAACCCCTGCAATTGACCCAAACACAGGTTTACCAGTAGACCCAACAGTACAGACAGCACAACCAGCATTAACAACAGCTTAATTAAAACTATATGAATGAACACATGCGACGATTCGATAATAGTAAATGGCAAAGTAACCCTTTGCTTAAAAACAATGGTAATCCAAACGGTACTACCCGCTTTGAAAAATCAAACGTTAAAGGTGGTGTCGAACAGATTTACTACCCAGCAGGGATGAAAGTAAAAAAGAATCTTGAGATTGAAGTGGTCAAAACCCCTAAGAAAGTATCTCAGGCAGAACAAATGCGAAGAACTTTAGAAAACCCAAACCGCAAACCGTCAAACGGACTAGGGGTAGGTATGTAATATGCTTGAAAAATTACTTTCAAAACTTGGAGTATCATCAGTAGATGAACTCACCCCAGAGGAACGGGAGACGTATCGAACGTGGGCAGATGCCCTCAAAGGTCGAAAATTGACCGATGAGGACGTGTCTCGGTTCTTTATGGCTCAGATAGAGGATTGCACAGTAAAGCTCACTACAGTCAAGTTAAACGATAGAGAAGACATATTCCTCAAAGCCAAACTCGACCTAATCAGACAAATTAAAAACTTCTTAGACTCACCTAAAATAGAGCAAGAGGTCATTACAAGACAAATAAACTCACAACTACAATGAAATCACACATGAGTCGAATTAAACACGAAAATAGTTCGGTTAAACATGAAGGAAACGAAACAACAAAGGTAAAGCACCAGGAAAGTAAGATGGGTACTAAAAGTTAATTTAAAATTATATGCTCGAATTTGAAGGTACAGGAAAAATGTATCCAACCCTAGAAGAAGTGTTAAAGAAGAAAGAATGGAAAGAAGATGATATTACAGTGCTTTCTGCACACGTAGATGACCTGGATGAGAAGACCCTCGCTCGTCTCGGAGTGACAAGACCTGAATAAATTGACGTTATAAGATGTGGTATAATGTAACTACGACCAAACCCTCCTAAATAGGACGGTCAACAACCCTATGAATAATCCAAACTCATTTGATGAAGAGGTAGAGGACGCACAAAATGCCAACCCAGATACTGATTCACAAGGAACGGAACAGACGGAAGAGATGGTGCCAAAAGCAAAGTTTACCGCTAGTGCTCAGGAAGCTATCCGACTAAAGCACGAACTAGACCGCGTAAAAGCAGAGCTAGAAGCGAACAAACAGGCACAAGATCCTATTATTCCATCCTATTCGGAGGAATTGTATCCAAGTTTCAATGACCTGGATGATGATGCAAAAGCCAACTTGCTTGCGTATACTGAAACTGTAAAGAAAAGCGTTACTCAGGAACTTTATAAAGACCCTGCTTTCGCCTTTGCCCGCAGTAACTATAATGAAAAGAAGTGGGACGATGCGTTTTCAACTATTGCCGAAACGTACCCAGATATAAAAGCAAATGCAGCCGAGTTTAAAGCCAACTACTTTAATCCAAATAATGTTCCAGAGAACATTTCTGAAATCTTGCAAGATATAGCGAAAATCTATCTCTTTGATAAAGCTAAAGAAATTGGAGCATCTGAGGAGAGAAGTAAAGACAATCGACTTGAAATTGACGTAGCGACTGGCGGTGAAAAAAACCCTAGTGTACGTCGCTCAATTGAAGATTGGCATCATATGGCACAAACAGACCCGGCGAAGTTTGCTAAATTATCTGCTGAATACGACGAAGATAGTAAACACTTCTAAAGAATAGACTTAAAAACCTATTAACATGGCTAACGACCTATCGAAGAACACACCAATCAAGTTCTCGTTGAAACTTGTAAAACTTATTTACAACGAAACCATTTACCCACTCATCACTAATACTGATTACGAGGGTGAAATTAAGAATGAAGGAGACCGTGTACGTATCCGTACATCAGGTAAAATCAGTTTCTCTACCTACACAAAGGGTATGACATTGGTTGCTCAAGACCTTACTCCTACGAGTGAAGACTTGATTATTGACCAACAGAAGTACTTTAAGTTCGTAGTAGATGATATTGATAAACTCCAGAACGATGTAGACACCATGAACGCTTACGCTGAAAACGCTAAAATGGACATGAGTGAACTTATCGACACAGATATTCTCCTTTACGGACGAAAGAACGTATTTGGTTTGAACGCTGTAGGTACTGACTACTCAACTGGTACTGTATCAATTGTAGCTGTTACTGGTGTTGTTACAGGTGTTGGTACAACTTTCACTGCCGCAATGGTTGGTGGATACCTCCGAGCAACTGGACACCCAACTGACAAGTACTACTTGGTAACTGCATTTTCAAGTTCTACATCTATCACTGTAACTGACCTCGATGGAGTGTCTTACACTGGTGGTACTATCTCTGGTGCTACCTATGTTATCAAGGCTGCTACTGCCCTAGTACTCACAAAGAGTAATATCGGACAGTACCTCGTACAGCTCTCTACTGTTCTTTCACAGAACACAAAGAACCGTACTGCCCCACGATGGTTGGTAGTAAACGGAGCACTCGAAGGTATTATTCGTCAGGCGGCTGAGTTTATCCCAGCGGTTGACCGAGCGTACACAGAAGTTGTCCGAAATGGTGATATTACCCTTGGTAAAATCTCTGGATTCAATGTTGTATTCTCTGAACTCATCAGTGGTGATAACACTACTGGTTACTGGTTCCTAGCTGGTACACGTGAGTACATGGCGTTTGCTGCACAGATTATGAAAGTATCGTTTGTTGATCAAGCAAATGACCCGAACTCATTCGTGTCTACTTGTAAAGGTCTGCTCGTATACGGACGTAAAGTGTGTGAAGGAAACCGATACCGAGGTGCGGTATTGCGCGGAACTGTAGCATAACCTTAGGCTCACTCACTACGGTGGGTGGGCTTATAGGCTAAATTACAATATGACAACACTAGAAATAATGGCGAGTGTACGCCGTAAAATACTTGAAACAAACACTGATATTGTTACAGATACGGTATTACTATCATATATCAACCTAGCCTTTCAGGATGTATACAAGCGTATCTATCCAAATTCAGACATTACCACCGCTACTGTGACCTTTACGTCAGGTGTAGGTTCACTACCAAGTGATTTTGGTACCCTTTATGGAGAGGGTTACGATACTAGTAACAATTCATTTGACGAGGTATCCATTGCTGATTTTAGACGACAAGAGTTTGACCGAGCAATAACCGTAGAAAACGGAACCTTAAAGGTATATCCAACTACTACCGCGTCACTTGCAATTAAATATTACATAAAGCCTGCCGCTCTTACTGCCGCGGTTGACCCAACAATTGATGATTTCTTTCAAGAGGCTATTGTCTATGGTGCCACCTACCGTTGCCATGAAGACTTACAGGACGAAACACTAGCACAATTCTACCAATCACGATTTAAACAGGAAATGACAGATAGACTCGAAGCACAGTCTGCATATGAAGAACTAAACCAGCGTGGTGGTTCGTTCTTTACCGAACAGCGTTTAATCAGTGATGATAGTTATGCCACTTTCTAAAGATTCATTTGTCATAGCTAAAGACAATCTCACTAAAGAGATAGATGTTGACGACTCAGTAGGTCGTGCTGTTCCGGTGAACATGAATTTTGTTGAGGAAGGATATTTAATTAAGGATACTGGCTATATCCCAACCGGATTAGCAACTGACTCTTTAGCTCACAGTTTGTTTTACTACCAAAAAAAGAATGGTATTAACTATTTGATACGTGCTCTCTCCACTAAATTACAACTCTACTCATTCCCAGACCGTGCTTGGTACGACATTGCTGGAAGCCCTACGTTCACCGCAGACGCGCAATTCGGCTATCAGGTATACAATGATGTTTTACACCTAGGAAACGGCGTAGAGAGCCTTTATACATGGAATGGAACTACGTTTACCGAGTATGCTAGTGCCCCAAAAGGAAATATCTTACAAATCTTTGAAGATAGACTTTTTATTTCAGGAGTAACAGCAGAACCACTCACTGCTTACTACTCAAATGTAGCTATACCAACTACTTTTACAGGAACTGATGTAGTAAAACCACTTGGAACAGATACAATTCAATCACTCATTAACTACTATGGAACACTATTGATATTCAAAGAGAATAGTATCTGGAAACTTACGTTTGTATATGACCAAGTAGTAGCTCTGTTCGTACCTAAATTAGAATTACAGTCACAAAACTATGGAGCGTGTTCAAAACGAGCAGTAACGTGGGTAGAAAATGACGTATGGTTTTTTACTGGTACAGAAGTGCGTTCAATTGGCTATAAAGACCAGCAAATTGGTATCTTGGGAGTCAATAATAGTGTTCTTTCTGACTCTCTAAAGCAAACCCTTTCTAAAATACAGACAAGTAACTACAGTAAAGTTGTAGTGTTTTATGAAAACAGACGCTTTTACCTCAACGTAGTGGAAGCCTCTGCAACTACTGGTACAACATTCGTTTGTCACCTACTCTACCAGAACAATTGGACAAAATATACCAGTAGAGACAAAGCTAAAATTGGAAGTGCGGTGGTAATAGATGGTATAATATACACATCGAACGCATTTAGTCCCTATGGTGTCATAAAATGGACTGTAGAAACAGCGGATGCACTAGCACAAAACCTTTATTTAACAACCGAATCATAAAACTATCATGGCTGACGTAAAAATTACAGAATTGACCGTAATCACACCAGTGGAAACTGATATTTTACCTGTTGTTTCTGACCCCGCAGGTACACCAATCACAAAAAAGACCACTATTAAGTCTATCCTAGAACAGCGTATCAACTACTCTTTAGCTGGTACAGACTTCACTTTGACGGCTGGAACAGGCGCACAGGCTGCTTTCCCTACTACCGGAGACGTATTTACTTTAGTTGCCAACACAACGTATGAGGTCGAGGGTGTTTATTACATTTCAAAGTCTGGTACAACATGTACTACTGCTTTGCTTTTTCCTCTTACTACTGCTGTAGCTACATTTATTGGACTCAATGTATTTGCATTCAATGCAGCCGCAAACACTACTACCCCTACAGTAGCCGGAACCTGGGTAAACCAACTTACTGCAACCGTAGTAAATGCTACTGCTGTAGGTGAAGTTGCTATTAAGTTTAAAGGATTACTTCGTATTACTACAGCCGGAACAGTTACTCCACAAATTCAATTCAGTGCAGCACCTACTACACCTCTTATGAAGGCAGGTTCATACATTAAGTTCACCCCAATTGGTACTACCCAAAACGTACAGGGAGCCTTCGCTTAATCATGACACTACGGATTACTACAGAAGACGGACGCTACATTGTCGCGGAATCCGTGGCTGGATTTTCAGGTGCGTCGACTTTAAATGATGCAACGGTTTTTTCTCTTACAAAAGAAACATTTGAAACTACACCACTGACTCGCGGTTGGCTTGCTGGTGTAAACTGGGCATATAATGTTACTAATAAGAATATGGAAGCAGTATAAATATGTCAGTCTCACTACGAAATACACCACTATTTACAGACCCAAACCTGATTAACTATTGGGAGCTTGAAAACCTCACTGATAGTAAAGGAACCGCTACCTTAACTAATACTACAGGTAAGTCTTTTGTAGCAGCTAAGTTCAACAATGGTATTGATATGGGTAGTACTATTCGTAATACAACAGAACTTTCCGTAGCTAGTAACATTATCCCTGCCTACAACGCATCTTTTTCTATATCACTATGGTTTAAAATGAATCGGGTACTTGATGCCACAAACGCAAATCCAGGTCTGATTACCCTTTCAACGGGAGCCGCTTCTGGGTATGCTCTGGCAATCACCCCTGAATGGAACGCAGGTTCTCCAAGAATTAAAGTGCTTCGACGAACAAGTGCTGATGCTTCTGACGTAGTTTCATTTGGAAATGATATAACTACCTGGCATCATCTTGTTACAACATACAATGGAACAACAGTTGTTAGTTATTTAGATGGGGTAGCTTTTGGTTCAGGAGTTGCTAGTTCTTCTAATTTTAATGCAGTAGGCTACCCTTTCCTCTCGATTGGAGGTAGTTTTATGTCCAGTAATGCGACAGCTATCATAGATGATGTTTCATTCTTTAATCGAGCACTAACCCTGAATGATGTTTTAGTTATCAACGGTGCAGTTACAACAAACCCAGTCACAAGTATCAGTCTTACAACAGCAGTTGGTAATGCAGAAGTTGGTACAGATGGAGGAGCAACAATCACAGAACGTGGTGTTTGTTGGAATACAGTAACTAATCCAACAACATCAAATAATAAAGCAACTACGCCTGGAACTTTAGGTGCTTACACTATAAATATGACAGGATTAAGTGTTAATACACTTTACTATGTACGTTCATACTACATAAATGCGTTAGGTACAACATATGGCAACGAAGTAACTTTTACTACCCTTAATATCAATCAATACGAGCTACAATATCCATTTAATGCAGCTTCTGGAGATACGTATGTTGGACAAATTACTGTTACAGGGACACTCGGTACAGTAACGGTAAAACTTGGTACAACAGGGACTAGTACTGTTATAAACGCTGGTGCTGGGGCTACTGCTTTTACTGGAACGTACGATGGATTATCCGGTCTTATTATTACTCGCTCGGCTACGTTTAACGGTACAATTGATAACGTCTACTACGCTAAAGTACCATTAGGAACCACTATTGATTGGACTCTTAATACTGTTGCAATTACTACTGCTATTCCGTCTGAGGTCTTCTTTAAACGTGTAGAAGACCAAGTATTTAATAACTTCCGATTCTATCGTTATCTTGACCTACTCTTCAAAGATTTAGATGGCTATGTGACGGTCACTGTCCGGCAAGAGCGGGAGGATAATACAACGGAAAAAACAAAGACCTTTTCCGTTGGTAATGTCAACAGTGGAACGGTATCACCATTCCAAAAGAAACGAATTTCATTCTTATGTAAAGACCAGGCAATTATAATTGGACTATCAAATGAGAATCTTAATGAAACATTTTCTATCGCTCAGTATCTTTTGATTGGAGACAAAAAACCACGACGAACTATTAGCCCAACTAAAATTATCTCGGTATAGCGTGGTATAATATAACAATATGGCAACTCTCTCTAAAAAAGACGCAGATAATCTCTTACTGCAACTACAAGAAGCACAAAAAATGTTGGATTCTAAAAAGCCACTAGCTACTGCTACAGCTATGCCTGTTCTTAATGCCGCTCAAATGGGCGGTGCTTCCGGTATTGGATTCGAGGATAGTACTATACAAACAAATATATCAACGGGTGTTAAAAAAGCCGCCGATGCGGGAATTCCAAAAGCCGATGCAGGTAATTATGACACTTCAAAGAAAGGCAGTGGTGGGCTACCAACTACTGTAAATGCCGAACGCGCTAACTTTATTCTGAGTGGTGCAGGTCTTACTGGAATTATTCGACCTGAAAAGCTGGTTGGAATGACAACGGCTGATGCACAGAAATTAGTAGCTGAACAAAAAGCCAAACAGACTAGTCAGACTAGTGCTGGAACTTCTGCTGTATATAACCCAGAAACAATCAATAAAACCAAGCGAGCAGTAGATAACTTCGGTTTTGCCCTTAATGCCATCACTAAAGACCCGTTTAATGGAAAAGAAAGCAAAGTAAACAAAACCAATGCCCTGATTGAAAGTGCTTCAAAGCAATTAGCTAAACTATTCAAGACACCAGAGGAATTTCAGAATGCCTATAATACTAATCAGACCTTCAAAGAAGCCATTGATAACTTCCAAAAGATGGGCGGTAAAGCTGATACTGTAACTAGTTCTATAGTAGCCCCTGTAGACCCTCAAAATGCCCCTCAGACGCAAGATACAGCATCATACCTAGCAGACATTAAAAACCCGCAAGCTAACCAAGAAGCGCAAGATAAAGCGATTGCTGAACTCGTGCCTGAACGCCAACTACAACAAGAAGAAATTGCACGGATTGCCGGTATTCCAAAGGAACTACAACAGCACTATTTTGGTAGTGAGACTGAAATTGGTCTTATCCAAGAAAAGAAGAATCAAGCTGAAGAAAAGCGCATCATTGAACGTGAGGAAAAGAACTCTCAAAATAACCTACGCGCACAGGCTAAATTTGCTATTGATAAAAACAAAGCAGATGTACAAATCCAGACAGCCCAAGTAGAAGAAAATCGTCTCGCTGCTAAAAACTACATGACTGGCTACCTCGCTAAACTAGGTGCACTTAATACTACAGGTGCAGCTGGTCTGGCTATTCAGACACTTGATACCAAGTACCAAATCCAAAAGCAAACACTTGAAACTAACGCTAAATACGATAATCAATCAATTGAACTCAAACTCAATGATGAGCTAAATAAAGTAGAGACAGACACAGATAAGCAGATTCTCAAGATTCAACAAGACCTTTCAAAGTCTACTGAGGATGTATTCAAAGAAGTCACCAAGGCTCAACAGGAAGCTGATAAAGAAACGGCTCGTATCTCACTCTCATACGCCAAGACTCTCCGTGAAAAGACAGATGCCTACACTAAACAAATGAAAAAGGATGCAGAAGATTATGCTAAGAAGTTCGCTAAGATAGCGAGTGGTGGTTTAGACCTTGCAAAACTCAGTAAGTCTATCGAGGGGGGTGACATAATGGAGGGACAGTACGTACCAAAGAAAGGTGTATTACTTCCAGGTGGTAACTTTGCCAAAATTACCTTAACCCCTACCCAGCAACAGGACGTAGAAGCGGCAGGAATCATGGGGCTCTCTAATATCCGCTACTTCAACAACCTACCACCAGTCGTTCGAGAACTAATTACTCGTGACCGAGTTGAAAGTGGTACTAACTATGATGTAGCAAAGATGGCACAGGCACTAAAAGTATATCAAGATAGCCAGAAGAAAAAGACTAGTAGTAGTGAACCAGATTGGGCAGGGATTGCTAACGCACTAAAATAACTATGAGCTTTTTTGACACCATTTCACGCATCATACAACAAGGTAAAGAGATGGCGGTCAAAGCAACGCCAGCTTCTACAGTAACGTATACTAAACCAAAAGCACCTGTAAACAACAGTCAGTTTGCATCTAACCCGTTACTACGAACTACCCCACTAGCCTATAAAAAGCCTGTTATTCAACAGCCAACTTTTAATGTACCTGTAAAAGCCACCATTCCACAGCCTAAAATGGCTACAGCGGAGACAACCCCACAGCAAACCAATCTTACAATGGCTGATACAGTACGCAATATCATTCAAGGTGGTAAAGAAGCTATAAAGTTAGGAAACGAAGGATTAGCAAAACCTATTGTAAAGGGAGCGGCTGAGTTTGGACTATCTGCTGGTGAAGCGATACCTCGTTTACTTGTACCAGGACAAGCTACTAAAGTAATGCCACCTATAAATGTCCCAGGATTAAGTCGTTATACTGGACCTCTGCAATCATTTGAATCAAAGGCAGCGTCACGTGTTCAAGCGGGAGATACCCCAGGGAGTGCCATAGTTGGTGGTGCAGTAGATACCGTATTAAACGAACCTTTTGGTATAGCATTAAAGCCAGCCTTTGCTGGACTCGGTTTAGTAATGGGTAGTATGAAGAATGTCGGCAAAATGACCACTAAAGGCTTTCTCAAACCCGCCAAATATACCCCTGAAATGAACAAGGCAGTCAATGACTTTGTTGATTTAACTAATGGAGTAAAGAAAGTAAGTCCTAAAGAAGCAATGAATATCCGGGCAACTGCCCAGGAGTTTGCTGACGCTCTTAAAAAGACAGGTAGAATAGACCCAAACATTCCGGTTAAAGGCGACCAGGGACTCGCTACTATGCTGATTAAGCACCGTGACGAGAGTAAAGCTCTTGTCGGGACTAAAAACGTAGCAGACCCACTTGAACAGGAGGCCAAGAAGTATAAGACTGCTGAGGAGTTTTGGAAAGCAGAACACACACTACCGCTAGATGAACTTCATACAGGTACTACCTACGAAAAATGGTCAAAGGAACCAGGTGGAGATATGCCGTCACTTACCCCAGATAAACCTATAGTAGTAATTAAAAAAGACGGTAAAAATCTGGTAGCTGATGGTATGCATCGCTATTTTGAGCATCTAAACAGAGGAGATAAAACTATTAAAGTATCTTATTCAAAATCCCAACTCACCGACATCTGGAACAAGGCCAACACCCCCGTCAACAAAAAGCTCGAAGCCTACCGTAGTGGTAAGCCTAACCTAGAATCAGGACATATACGCAACCCCCTAGCAGGAAAGCCAGAGCAGTTACCAAAAGACAATCAAGTCGTATCATCTGGTAATGATAGCACAAGATTGTCACCTATAGACAGACTAATAGCGGATAACAAAGTCCGGGTTGTTTCCCGTGACGGACGGGATGTGTACCAAGTAAAAAAGGGAAATGAGTGGGTGAATAAACGTGACGAGGACAGTGCTATTCGTGCTGTTACACCTAATACACCAATTGATACAATTAAAACGGCTAGAACACCAAAAATAACGCGTACAGAGGCACAGTACCGTGCGACACCAGAACAAATTGCAGACTATGAATCTAAGTTAACTGCTCTATCCGGTGCAGAAGCGGGAGCGCGTGAGGGATTAAGCAACGCTGATGGTACTTTTAAAGGCTATGTTGCTAAACATTCTACTTTCCCTAGCTATATACCAGAGGAGTTACGCAG